GCGGAACAACTGTTCAAAGGAACCGGGAGGTTCCAGAGAAAAGGGTTCCAAAACTATAGCCCCTCAGAATGGGCTAAGCGAAAGAACTCGAAAGCATTGGCAGACAACTGGCTCGAACTCCAGTATGGCTGGCTTCCGCTTTTAAAGGACGCGGAAGCGGCGGCGATTATGCTTAGTCACCACCTCAATGTCCCCATGAGGCAATCCTATCGGGTTCGCATCATGCGGGGAGAAGATCCTCCACCACGCATTACGCAGGTGGGGTATCTACCGACGCAAACGGCTACCGGCAAAGCGGAATTCCGCCACACCCGGGTGCTTATTGCGCGGGTCGAGGAAAAGGGGTCAATTCCCCAACTTCTCGGTCTCACGAATCCCGAGCTCATCGCTTGGGAACTCGTGCCGTATTCGTTCGTTGCCGACTGGTTTATTCCGATCGGTCAATGGATGGAGGCACGCGCCCTTGTGTCTCGACTCAAGGGTACCTTTATCCAGTGCGATAAGCAAACTGGAGTGGCTAAAACGCCCACTAGTAGCTACTTCGCGTTTAAACCGCGTGGGAACTACTTCAGTGTGGTCTATAGCCGCACGGTCTCAACGACCATCAAGGTGCCGATGCCCACCTTTAAGCCGCTTGGCAAGGCTGCCTCATGGCAGCACTGCGTCAATGCGGTAGGCTTACTTGTCTCGGGGTTCGCTGGTCGTAAAGACTAGCGGCCCGAGATCCCCTGGGCGATTTTGCCCTGACGAGGAGTCGTAAGACCCTCAAATTTGGAGAGCGCATGAGCGCACAAGCCAATATCACCGTCTTTGACGGTGCTGGAACGCCGGTCTCGCACACTTTGGTGGGCGAGGGGATCGAACGTCTCGAAGACGGGACGTTGCAAGCACGTTGGAAGGAATCCCTCGCGGGTGTTCCTGACTACGCGCAGATCCGGGCCATCATGACCAAGCGAAAGCTGAAGTCTGGTGTCTTCCGTGTGACTTGTCGGGTCGAGGTTCCGGTGATGGAGTCCATCAGCGGCCAGAACTCGGCGGGGTACACAGCCCCTCCCAAGGTCGCCTACGTCGACACGACTGAGTCCGTGGGTTTTTACCACGAGCGCAGTGTGGTGACGGGTCGCCGGCTCAGCCGGCAGATCATGGTGAACTTGATGGGGAACATCTCCACGTCCGTGACGCCGCAAACCGGCGGACCGGCGTGTGAGTTGTTCGACCAGCTGATCCAGGTGACGTGAGTCACCCCTCCCTACCGGGAGGCTGGCAACAGTGGTCAAACAGCCCAGCGATGGGCTGACTGGTCTCCGACCTTTACTCTAATGGAGCCTTTCTATGCGTAAACTTGCGCATTGGTTGGAAGTGTACACCCCAAGTGAGTCTTTGGACCTCTTGAGGACCCTTGCACTAGAGCACGCTGAGCGGGGAGGCCCTAAAGCCGCCCCCATCGTCGACGCCATCAAGCGAGGCGATGTTGCGAAGCTAGCTCTGTACGAGCTGGATCCGTCCGATGAAGAGTGGACGCCCAGCACGCTTTACCATAGCCGACAGGCCGTGGCATTCTTCTCTAAGTTAGAGCCCCTTGAGATAGGGGTTGACAAGGAGAAGGTGGCGTACGATAAGTTCGTACTTTCCGAAGTATCCTGTAAGCTTCAAAACGAAGCCTTCAGGGCCCGAGACCGCGGGGAGTTCGCATTCCTTCGCGGCGTTGAGCCTGCATTATTGCGGGCACAGCGGAAAATCGCTCAGGTCCTTGGCCCGTTCCCAAAGTTCTCAGAACTAGGGTACAGGTTCGGGAAGGGTGCAACGACTTTGACACCGAAGCGAAAAGCTTCCCTCCGCGAAAAATTCGCGGCGGGGGTGTCGTGTAGTGAAGAGTGCCTCCCGATAGCGAAAGCTATACTGGAGGAGCTCCCACTCCTATCCGAGGCGATCTGCTCTTACGAGAAGGTCGACGAGGATGGTGAGGAGTGGTTCGGGCTCTCCCTCCATCTGCATGATGGGAGGCTCGAATTCGTCCCGAAAAACGCAAAGACCTTCAGGTCTGTGATCGTAGAGCCGGTGTTAAACGGCCTTTACCAGCTTGCGCTGGGAGATCACATGACTCGTCGGTTAGCCGCGTTTGGTGTGGACCTCAGGGACCAGACAAGGAACCAAAGCCTTGCCCTTGAGGGATCCTTAACGGGCGCTTTAGCAACGCTCGACCTTTCAGCCGCGTCAGACTCGGTCAGTACCGAGCTGGTATTTTCCCTTCTCCCTCTGGATTGGGCGGTCGGACTCGCGAGAGGACGAACCGGGCACGTTCTGTATAAGAGCGAGCGCATCACCCTGGAGAAGTTTTCGAGCATGGGAAACGGATTTACTTTTCCGTTGCAGAGCCTGATTTTCTGGGCTCTAGCTCGTGCTATCTGTGATAAAGATGAAGTAGTCTCCGTTTACGGGGACGATATCATCCTGCCATCCACTAAAGCTTCCGAATTCGTTCGGTTGCTGCAGTGCACCGGTTTCACAGTTAACGAAGAGAAAAGCTACGCTTCTGGACCCTTTAGGGAGTCCTGCGGGCGCGACTTTTATTTGGGAATAGACGTCCGGCCATTCTTCCAGAAAGAATGGGTATCACCACGGACGCTGTTCACGCTGCACAACTTTTACGTGCGGCGTGGGGAGATGGAGTTTGCGGATAGGGTCCTTTCATGGATTAATCCCGCGCTTCATCTCTTCGGCCCTGATGGTTATGGCGACGGCCACTTGCTTCGTTCTTGGAACAAAAGCAGGAAACCGTCTCACCATGCACGGGGTTGGGCAGGTTATACGTTTAGCACGTTTTCGTTAAAGGGGCGAAAGGACATCCGTCCTCAGCTCCCAGGCGACTTCGTGCTCCCGGCGTACTCGATTTATCAGCGGTCTGCTGATGATCTTGTACCCCCCTTGTTAGGCCCAAAAGGCATACCTGGAGGTCTTCTATCATGGTCGAAAGGCCATGGTAGCGTGTCGGAGTGCCTTCCATTGTCAGACCACAAGAATGACGATGGAACCTTTGTTAAGGCAGTTTCGCTGCCCGGTACAGAGGACCGGTATAAACGTGTAGCTATCTACACATTCGGGGATTAATACTCCCCAAAGGGTTCTTTGAACCCTGCGAAAGC